TATCAGGGCAGCGCTTCCCTTGATTGCTGTTCCAATGCTTCCACCAAGTGAAGAGCCTATCTTTGAACCAGCCGACTGCGCTTCAGGTGCTAGTGTTGACTCAATGGAGCCACTTATTCCTTCGGCTGATGGAATTATCTGCACATATGCTTTTCCAAGTTCTGGCATTGTTTATCCTCCACGCAATTGATTAAGGCGCTCCATGAGCTCGTCACCGGAGTTGAATACTTCAAATTCTCTCTCCGGCTTCTTATTGCCATTCAATAGCTTATTTAATACAGAGACAGGACGATTTCGTCCCGTCTGTGCGTCTTTCGTCTTTGTCCATGCAAGGAATGACAGTCTGTCAAGTATTCCAGCAAGCAAAATGATATTGTTATTCACTGGCTGTCCTGCCATTTTTCGCATGATTCTTGAATCTCCTCCCAACCCAATAGAAAGGGTCGCCACCGTTAGAACCGGCAGCGACCACATATCCATAACTCCATATGTTTCAGCCAGATCACATATAAGAGCATCCTCATCAGTGACCATCAAGGTTGAAAGGATTAAGATTTTTTTACATCTTTGTTCTCCCTGAGTTTCAGAATTATGCTTCTGACATTTTCAGAGAGCACCTGCACAGGAACTCGTCCATTGTGCTTAGCTTTTAAGAATTCATAGAACTCTTTTTCCTTTACATCATCATTGAAGATGCAGGAAACTATTTTTATCTCTCCATCCAGAGCAATTGATACATCATCGCTCTGAGCCATATTAAGGGCCTTTAGGAACATAAAATCCTGAAGGACTTCCTCATCTATCGAATATTTAAATCCGTCAACTGTTTTGCCTTTAACCATGTTCCCCTCCAATGCTTAAGATGATACGCCAGTGCTGACAATATACTCATAATGAGTATTGCCGTAAGTGTCCGGAAGAGCTGTAAGTGTGGTCTCATAACCAACTGCTCCGCCGTCCTGGTAAACGATATCTCCAACCTCTGAAACTTTGCCCTCAGGAATAACAATTCTCTTAAGGGTGCCAGAGTTAAGGACCATATCCACAACGATAACATTAGCTGCCTGGTCCTTAGAGTTTGCAGTGATAGTAAGGCCGCTCTGAAGGGTGCCACTTACATTAGAATCACCATAAACATACTTAAGGACTTCAGGATTGAGCGCTTCAATGAGCGTGTATTTAAATGTGTCAGGCTTAGCTGTCTGAAGAGTCAGAACAGTATCACCGCCCCAAGCCTTAATCTCATCACTCTCAGGAGAGTTTGAGTTTGTCACACCGTCTTCTGAGACAAAACCAAGATTCTTGAAAGCTGATGAGAGTGCTGAGCTGGCATCTGTCGGAAGCGTTGTTCCAAGAGGTGCGCGATAAATGGCACCGCCAACCTTCGGCTTTCCTGCTGTAACATGAGCTACGGAATTTTCAGCCATCTTTTTAATCCTCCTTATAAGTAGTATCTGATATCAAAAACTGCCTGATATCGGTATGTTTTTGTGGATGAGTCCGTAAAGTTGTAATCACTATTACATTCAATCTTTGCGATCTTATCCAAAGAAATAGCAGCCCTCATGAACTCCTTTACCTTTTCATTGAGAACTGCTGTATTTAGTAGTGAAGTGTTTATTGACTGGACTGCCAACGTTGCGCGCTGGATGTGGTTGTCCTCTCCGCCACCTGTCTTTTCGATAAGCACATAGCAGGCCGGAGGCGTTTCAGGACGTTCCATATAAACCGGGATCTCTTCTCCACTGAATGAAGTTTTCAAATACTCATAAATAATCTGCTCTATCATCCGCCTACCGCCTTTAATATGCTATTAGTTTCAGAGTTTTCCTTCTTGGCTGCGTAAGTTGTAGCCATAACACTGGCATTCACACGAGTTTTTCCAGTATATGTGCTCACTTCGTAGCCATCTCCAAGCTGTGCAACTGCATTGCTGGCATACTGTTCACATATAGCCATCATTTCAGAGCTTTGCATCAGTTCCCTGACTCCGGCTGTATTAAGTTCAAACTTAAAATTAGCCATAACGTTCAACCTTTACATTCTGGCCCCACCGGAGCGGAATGTTTTCCTGTTCTCCTGTGGTAGGATATCCAATTGTCCGGAAGCGTTCGCCCCAAATAACAACCTCAGTATCTGTCCAGTTATGTGTGTCTCCCTTCGGAATTCCAAGAACATACTCAATCTTTTTTCCATACAGATTGATCGTGTTCGTGATATCATCCGTTGTGGGACTTCCAACAAGTACATCATCAACAGACACAAGCTCCTCAGTGTAAACAGGTGCTCCAAAGTCATCAGTTCCACTCTGAGTCTTAACAACTAACTGTACCGTTGTCCCCTTCATCGTTTTCCTCCTTTGGAACAAGTTCCTGCACCGGAGAATAAGAGCCTATCTTATTTCCAACACCAAGAAGCTTTTTGTCCATCTTTGACATATAAAGCTCTCCGGCACTACCATTTGATAGTGTCCAGCTTTGAGAGTAACCAAGTCCGCTCATAGATCCCTGAGTGGCACCCATCGGAATACCGGCACTCTCACCATCACCAAGAGCACGTAAAACCATCCGGCATGATACAACCTTCTTGTTGTCTGCTTTGGCGTCCGCATTATATGCGTCAATTATTACAGCGGCATCATCCAGAAGAGTGGTGCATACAGCCTGCTCATTTGTAGATAAGACTCTTGTGAGTCTTGCCTGAACGTCTTCCCATGTAGCATATGCCATATTAACCACCTCATTTCTTTTTGGTGCGTGTTGTCTTCTTTACAGTTTCAGCCTTCTTTTCCACAGGCTTTTCTTCCACTACAGGCGTTTCTTTTGGTTCTTCGCTTGAATGAACAGGAGCCAGCTGAAAGCCAGCTCCCAAATATTCATTCTTACGCTCATCCGCTACCAGTGTTTCAGTGCCTGTGAATGGATTTATAAAAATAACCATCAGACAGAAGGAACTGCTGTTGCTGTAAGCTTGTTGAATACAGAAGTATCAGCGCGGAAACCGATCTCAATTTCTGCTCTTACAGCAAACATATTTCTCTGGAAGAGATTGATCTTGGAGCTGTCAGCAAGTGTAAGAGTTGCATCAGATGAGAAGCTGATTTCAACACCTTCCACAATGCCATACATAGCCTTGGTCCAGTCACCAGCAACACCGATGGTAGCAGGTGAACCATTAACGAATGCACCTTTTGTGAGATATGTGGGATTTCCAAGAATCATAGGGATAGCGCCCTCAGCAACACTGTTAATGAACAGAGGTCTGTGATCCTGATCAACAGCTGCAAGAAGAACACCCTTCATCTGAGGAGAAATTGCATATCCGTTGATGATTCCACCATGAATAGCAACGTCTGTATCAGCTGCAACAAGGCCAGCGTACACATCAGAAGCAAGGCTCTGAGCTGTGCAGCTTGCGAATGTATCAAAATCATCACCAGGAGCTGCTGTTCCACCAAAAACGGTATTATCAAACTTCTCAGCAAGAACTCTGGGAAGTCTTGCAACGATGGCATCATAAAGAGCACCATCATCACGTCTGAACTGGTTTGAGAAAGGAACGATAACAGCAAGCTTGTAGCCTCTCATTACCTTTGTTCCAAGACCAGGATTGCTTACGGGCTTCTCATCAGTCTCATCTACCCATGCAGCAGCAGGATCTGATGTGATAACCGGAATTGTAAGACCTCTTCCGGGAAGTGTTATCTGTCTAGCAAGTCTCATAACTGCTGAATCTTCCTGCATCTTCTGAATAATCTCAGTAGAAACGGCTGTAGGAAGAGATATATTTGTTCTGTTTGTGCTAATTCCTGACATTTTATTGTCCTCCTTTGTTTAAAAACCAACCTGACTCATATAGTCCTTAAATAACTCTCTGGCTGTTCCTTTGTTTACGTTTTGCAGCTCTCCACCATCCGGAATCTGTGGATAACTACTAGGAACCGCAATGCTCAAGATAGCTTTTGCCTGTTCCTTACAAGCTTCTTCCGTCTCTCCAGTGATAAGACTCATTGACTGAGCCGGAATGCTCATTTCTTTAGCAACCTTCTCACGGATCAGGCGAACCTCTTCCGCCTTCTTCAAAGCATTCAATTCAGTCTCCAGCGTGCTAACACGCTCATGTGCCTTGTCCAACTCGCTCTTATTTGCCTCTTCCAGCTCATCAAACTTCATAGCCTTAGCTTTAAAGTCCTCAAAGCCTTCATATTTGGCACGCTCACGCTTTAAGCGGTCGGCTATAATGGCATCCATTTCCTGCTGAGTGAATGTCTTGGTTTCTTCGTTAGTAGTTGCCTGTTTTTCCTGATTCACAGTTTCTGACATAATGATTTCCTCCAATATCGAGTAAGTTTTCCTCGTTTTAGTGGCACGAGTTGCCATGTTTTGGGTATAAAAAAAGCACCTTCGTCAAGATGCCTTAATTAACGTTTATCTCTTCAGCTTCGGAACTGTTCAGCTCCTGTCTCTTCTCGTATGCACTTCTTTTTTGCTCATTTATGCGCTCTTTGTTTGTGGCGTATGCCTTCCGCCTCATGGAATTAAGCTTTTCCTCTTCCGTACTGCCTTCAGCATTG